TTAATTCATTTAATGATGATATAATACTTTCATCACCAGCAACACCGGCAAGATTTAATGCATCAATATCACCAATCGCAGCACCAATCTCATTATCTTTTACTCTCCATTGTTCGAAAGTATCTGTTAGTGCAATATTAACTATATTTGGCATATTATTTCTCTAATAATTGTTTTAATAAATCTTTAATCTCTGAAACATCATTTTCCAATTGATTAATACGATTCTGATCTTTTTCAAATTTCTTTTTTGCTTCCTTTGCAATACCTGCATTAGTCCTATTCTTATTTATAATAGCACCCGAAGATGGATCCCTATATAAATCAGCATGTCCCTTTACTGGTATCATGCTTGTAAAGCAATAGCCCTTAAGCTTTGTACTGATGGAACCTTTGATGTTGTTTGTGATGTAAATACAATCTTAATAGCAAACAAAGTAAATTCATTAACATCAATAGTATATTCCATTTCAGTATAATCACCAGCATCAGAATATGGTATTGTTAATGGGGCTTCAACCCAATTTAAAGTATCAAAGGTACTTGATTCAGAACCAGTCTTATGATATACTTGTACATTAGTAAATGATGGTCTATTAACATCTAAATAAAGTTTAAGTTGATCTGATGAATCATCCAATTGAACTGTTTTAGTTAAATATTTAGAAAGAACAGAACCTTTAGTTGGGTCAGTTTCGTCAAAGTAATTAGCAACAACATTATGTCCAGCCGTGGTAGTAGCAGCAGGGTTATCAATTCTATTTGAAATAGTAATAACAGAACATCTATCCATATCTACAACCGGAGACAAATTATCTTTAGTTGAAGTGAATATACCATTAAGCTCCAACGAAGGAGTTGAACCTTGTTTAATAATCTTAGGTGCTTGTGGAGTATAGTTCTCATTAATGATAATAGGTAAATATGTAGAACCAAGTAGACCTGTATCTTCCATTGAATCTTTAATACCCCAAACCATACCAGTATTAGGTAATGTAACTTCCTGTACTAATGGATACACTGTATTAAATGCCAGGTTTTGTGTGGCTGTGACTGTATTATTACCATCAATACCAGTACCAGAAGCATTACTTGAACATGTAATAGTATATCTATCACGTTCAACAGCTGAAATAGTATGAGTATCAGTAACTTCTGAAGTTGGAATACCAGTAATAGAAGCAATATTTTCATCAACATCGATTGTTACTGAATCACCATCAGACATACCATGGTTTCTATGAGACACAATAATTTCAGACGAACCATTAGTTGTTTGGAATGGATCATTTTCTAATGCTCTAGTAGGTAACTCTTTATTCTTAAGAACAAGAGAAGCTTCAGCCGAAGTATCAAATACTGCACGATTCAACACGAATGTTAAGTCTTTATTTTGATCCGGAGTCCATGTTGAAGCATTCTGTGATTTAAACATAACACCATTATATGGTTGTTTAGAGATTCTATTACCTTCTTCATCTTCTTCACCAATCTCTGCATATTGAACCATGTACTCATTTGAATTAGCCATAACAACAAAACAATATTCAATATTATCTTGTAAATAAACAGGTGAGTCAAATGTAAATGTAGTAGAGGTTCCATCAACATTTACATCAGAAGCATTAACTGTTGTGTCTGAGAAAGGAATAACTTCCTGGGTAGGAATACCTTGGTCCATTTTTCTAAATTGAATTTGAACTGGAATGTTTTCATCTTTAGTAGTAAAGAATATTTCAAGAGATGTAACAAATACACCACCATCATTATCCAATAGAATAGATTGTGCAAGAGGATCACCCCAATTCATTGTCCATTCTCTTCTTCGAGAAGTTGAAGTAGAAGTAATTACCCTTGAATCAGATACATTTGTTCTTTGAATTGAAGGTACACGAGTAGAGATAACTACATTTTCTTTAGTCTCAATAAGACCTTTTGCAGAATATGTAGTTGCCGCGGATGTACCAGTTTCTTCTTCATTATTAGTAGATGAATCAGTCAATAAGAATGTTTTATCACCAGTCTTAAAGTTTAATGATGGGTTATTAGGTACAAAGAATGAACCAGATAAATTACCATTAGCATCTGTAATTAATGTAGTAGAACCACCCGGAAAACTTGTATTATTATTAACACCAACCGAAGGTGTTACACTCGATGGTTGTGTTGATACATAATCAGCCACAGATATATCATCAAAGAATGCAAACACTTCAGTATTAGGTCTTAATCTTGTTGCATTAAATGTAACAATACGTGATCTCATAAATGGTGCGAAGTTAACTTCAACAACCCTATCACCAATATTTGTATTTACTGTTTCAGTACCAATAGATGTTCTAACACCTGATCTACCTTGGTTTCTTGTAGTAGTGGTAGTAGTAATTCTATCACGTCTCCACCATCTAGAATCTGTTCTTGATGTAGTTGATCTACCAGTCCAATTAGTTCGCCAAGAGTTCCATACAGTACCTGTTGCAACTGACTGATCAGCAATATCTCTCATTGCATCAAATATACCATCTTGGTTAACAACAACCTGTGGTCTTTGGTCAGTATCTTTCCACTCATCAGAGCTTGGTGATAATGCAACAGAACCTGTCCAGTTAAATACATCAAATGGATTAACATTAATTGTACCAGAGGATTGCGTTTGTGATATAACTGCCTTTGTTGTATATGGAAGGGTTACTAAGTCACCAGTCTTTTGAGTGGTGGATGAAGCATCATAATCCATACCAATATTACCTTCAGAGAATAAAGGTCTTAATGCACCAGAATCTCTATCAATACCTGCTTTAAATTCAGTTGAAGATGCTCTTGCAATGTTAGTAGAAGTAAATGAATCAACAAGGAAGCCTGACTTCCATCTGTCCATACCATTAGAGCCAAGAATTTGTTTATTCTCTGCTTCTTTCTCTAATAGGTTAAGAGTAGTATAATACTCAAGGTTACCAATACGACGATCAAGCTTACCAATGTCACGCATTGTGTATCTTCTATTGTCAATATATTTAATAGTAACTTCTTCCGGATTTAATGTATAGGCCGGAACAAATAAGTGATATAATACCATTGCATCTTTAGGTGTGCCTGGGTCTTTAGGATCAAGATCCGATACACCTTCAAGTACACCAAAGTCACCATCTTTATCTAAATAAACTTTATCAATTCTATTTAAGTAGTATTGGATGTCTGTTTCAAATTGTGTATCTGGTCTAGGAGTGTTAGACACTGAAGCACCATTACCCGTAAAGTTACCACCACCATTGTTCATACGAGGTCTAAAGTCTACGGCTGATCTTAATTCGATACCGCCATGACTTGGAATATCTTCATAGTTAGCTTGACCAGTATATGAATCAATTGTAAAGAAGTCGCCGGTACCATGATCGAAGTAATCATACACAACATCTAAGTCATCATTAATTACATAGTTAGTTGTTACTTTAAGTGTTATAGTACCTACACCATAATGTGTATCAGTTTGGCCATTATTAAAGTCAAAGTGATCAGTCACATCCTGGCCTGAAGTAGCTTCCTGAATAGACACAATACGTAATACATCACAATGGTCTAAATTAACCGGTGATGTAAAGTCACCAGATTGTGGTAGTTGAACTCCTTGGTTAGACACAAGTGTTTTTGTCTTATGTTCTAATGTTCTGTTTGTTGGAGCAATAAGAGTTAAGTAATCTTGATCAATAGTTTGGTCAATCCCTGTAATAGTTACTTGAGGAGGGGTATTAGCATTATCAATTGTAATATCACCCGATGTAAATGGTACAATAAAACCAGTATCATTATTAGATAATATCCAGTTCGATGTGTCATATCCACCAAATGTTTCATTAGCTAATGAAGCAAGGAAAGATACTTGATTTGAAGCAACTTGTGATGTACCAATAACTCTATTTGTTTCAAAACGATAGTTAAAATCTGCCGGATTGTTTTCATCAAGTTCGGCTGAACATGTTTTAATTCTTGTATATGGTAATGCATATACTAATGTATCAGAAGCCAAGTTATAACCTTCAATAGCTGAAGCATTAAATGAGCTCGAAGGTGAATCAATTGACACAGCACCAGTAATAGTACCTGTTAAATCAAATACATGTAATCTATAATGACCAGATGTAGGTAATGCTTGCATTGATCTAATTCTAGCTGTACCTGTTTGAGTACCACCAACATCTAATAGTTGTACTGTATTATAATTATCAATTTCAGGTAACGATGTAATACCAGACACATCAATATAGTTATTATGTGTTACCTCAACAACTTTATCTGTGGCTAAGTCTACTTCTCTTGCTTTATTAACATCAACATTTGTAGTGTTTAATGTTTGAATTTCATAGCCTCTTACATAAGCCTTCGAGGGTTCAATACCAATACTTAATTTAGTACTATCACCATCAACATTGTCTTTCATTTGTGCAGGGAATGGGTTAACTGTATAGTTACCACTCTCATCAAATGTTCTTCTTGCCATTGTATCTTCAATTATGGCATAATCTGTTGTTCTTGCATGCTTAGCAATAGAACCATTTTCAAGTCTTGCAAGTAATACAAAGTTACCTGTATTAGCATTGTTTGCTTGTTTAGTTAATGTTGTAGTAATTGAATATCTGTGGGCACCAGGTGCAGATTCATTAGGGGTACCTTGGGCATTATCATTTAATGATGCATCATCACCTGCTCCTACAATTGATTCAGTAACTTTTAAACCAACATCATACGATACCGTAGTACTATATTTAGAAAGTACAATTGTAGCCTTCTTAACAATAACAAAATGTTTCTTAATGTAATATATACCATCATCAACAGATACTAGGGAACCAAAGCCACTTGAAGCTACTGTTGCTGTTAAGCTTGATGGGCCAGTTAAAGAAGTACCATCAACAAACTTATCAGAACCTGAAACATAATTAACAAATAATGTTACTGGGTCTGTATCAGTTGCTGCTTCGGCGTGCACAACCTTTACTGTTGAAGTTCCATTAGTAAATTCTGATCCAATTAGATCTGACATATTAGTTGTATTAACCGCGGATAATTTTAAGTAATCAATCTTATTATATACTGAAACTCCACCTGGAATTACAATTGAACCTTCTTTAAACATATGATCACCAACAGATGATACTTGGTTTTGAAGCATTGATTGTAATTGAGTTAACTCTCTTGCTTGAACAGCATGCTCAGGTCTAAAAAGAATTTTATTATATTTTTCTTTTGGAGTTAATCCATCCGCAGTGGGTGTATTATAATCATCCCAATATGGTTCAATGTTAAACTTAATTGCCATTTGTTATTCCTAATTTAAAATGCTATTACTAATCTGATAGTTTCAATTTGGTCAGCACCACGTGATACTGAAGTTCTATTTTCCATAAACATTACATCACCAGAGTATTGTACAATACCAGCGTCATTAACCGAAGTACAATCTTGGCCGGATCCTGTATCACCTACAACTCTAATGTTATCATCATCAGTGAAATTAACAAATCCAGTATCTTCATTTTGTACAAAGTAAATGATACCATTCACTGAATCATATTCAATAACCATTGCTGATGCGCCAGTATCAGTACCTTCAATCATTGAATCAGTACCAAATGAGCCACCAGTAGCTACTGATAATGACTTAGTTGTTGTGTATGCATTCTGAGAAGCCACAGCTGATGTGCTTGAATCAATAGGATCTCTAATAAGCGCAATTTGTCTAAAGTCATTAGATGCAGGAATATCACCTGACTCATCACCATTAAATACTTTATTAATAGTAACATAATGTGATCTTAAATCATTTCGTGGATCAGCGCCAAAGCCACCAGCAGGACTAATTACCGGTCTTAATGAAGCACCAGAGCCTGACCCACCTGATACAGTGATAACTGCTTTAGTATAGCCTGTTCCTGCATTTGTAACTATAATATCTGTAACAACACCACCAGACACTGTTGCTGTTGCTGTACAACCTGTACCATCACCACTTACTGTAACAGTTGGAGCACTTGTATAACCTGTACCACCACTTGTAATTTTGATATTATATATTGCACCAACAATAGCATTATCTTGTACTGACCATTGATTTAATAGGGCAGTATCTGACCCTGGAGCTGGTTGGCTTGTTAAATGGGTTACTGGAATAAATGATGCCGTAAGGAATTTAGAACCTATATCAACTGGAATAGTAAACATATATTTCCAAATATAACCATCAGTTGATGAATGATCAATCACACCCGCAGTAGTCACACCAGCAATATCAGGGTTAGTAGTAGATACGCCACCTGACTTAAGACACATATAAACATTATTATTATCTGATACAACAAAATAGTTTTTACCTTCGATGTTAGTATCTCTATCATCATAATCAGAATATGTTACACCCGAGGTCCATAGAGTTCTTGGGCTTGAATAAATAATATCTGATGAGTCAATTTTCTTTATGGCAAACATATTTTCCCATAAAGTATTTACTGTGTAGTCATTTTCATATGGATTATCTGGTGTCGTATCATCTGCCCATGCATTTGATCTACCCAAGCCCATATAGAATTGATTTGATGTAAGACTGTCAACAAATTTTTCAGTTGTATCTAATCTAAATTTACTTGTTATAATTGCTGACATTTAGTGTCTCTCCGTTATGTTTGTATTGTACAATCATTTGAATCGTACGATGTATCTGTTGCTGGATCATCAGGGGTGCAAGACCAAATTCTTGCTCCTAATTGTAATCCGATATTGTTATTTATAACATCCTGCAATGTATATTCACCATATTCTCGCATTGGTCTCCAATTCCAGAACTTGGTATTTTCCAAATGGTTCCACATACCAATTCTTGCAGGTGAATATGCATATTCAAATTCCTTCTCTACATAAGTCCCAGCTTCATTTACAGTTGGTTGTATATGTATTGCAGGTATATTAATATTTATAGGTAATCCAGAACCTTGATAACCAGGTTGTACTTCATTGTTGACTGATTCTAACATCTCAATAAGAATAAGAATCTCACCAAAGAATATAAATCCGGCCGGGTGAATTAGCCTTGTAAATGCATTTTTCCAATCATCAATATTTTTACCTGTTTTAAGTAAATAAGAAAATTTTTGATATTTGTATGAATCTTGAATTTTAATTCTTTCTTCCGAAAGGAATCCATCACTCTTAGTGAATAGACCTTTAGGGTATGCTTTAACTACATCACCTATTACTAATTCATTAGGAAATATTAATGAGTATTTTATTTCATTATCTGACTCATCATAATAAACCGTTTCTTTATAGTCACCATTCGAAATATATACATCATTTACAAATATAACATCATCATCAAACTTAGGTGCAAAACCTCTATCCGAATTAAAGTTAATGATTGAAGTATTAGTGCTTATTGTCCAAATATATGTTGGTGTATAATCACTTTGATTAGCAATGATGTCTTCTTTTTGATCATGCCACTTACCATCAGATGGTATCAACATATCTTCTCTAGGGAAGTATATTTCTACCTCATCATCATAAATTAATTTAAAGAAGGCCTTAATTGATTCTGGCGTACCACGTGATCTATAAAATTCAACTAGATGTTTATAAAATAGTCTTGGATCAGCCGCAAAGTCTCTAGGAATTGGAGCTCCAATTTCATTTTGTAACTCTGTTCATAGATGCTCTTCAATTAAATCAATGTCACGCTGATGATCAATTTGATTTAAGTAAAATGCAGATTTATTTTCTCTCTCTAGATATAAAGCATATACTTTTATGAACTCAATAAGCTCAGGGTAGTCCTGATTAATATGCTCAGGGACCAAATCATCTATATAAGAGGATACATTAAAAGCCATTAGTTACTCGTTGTAGTGTAGTCAATACCGGCAGTAGTACCACCAGTAACCATTGTGTCAATTTCACCAACAATAATTGCTGAAGAAGAATTAATTGTTAATAGTTCATTTCGTGTTGGTGCTATATCAGACGATGCCGGTTTAGTAATAATTTTAATATAATCATATGGGCCTACAATTGAATCAGGTGCAAAACCTTCAAGTGTTACATTACCTGTATTATAGTTTACATGACCAATATTTGGATTCAAAGTTGTGCCTGACCCAGAAACAATTTGTATAATATTCTTATTTTCTTCCGTATCTAAATAGTCTTTAAGTCTACACGACTCACCTCTATATGTAAATTCTGTCGAAGTAATGTATTGAGTCTTACCTGATAAATAAGTGATTGGTTGGTTAAAATCAAATGTATATAATTTTTCATTGCCTAATTCAGGTACAAATTTCTTACTCATTTCAATTCTCATAATGGTTGAAATAACAGCAACACTTGAACTATCAATATCACGTAATAGGTTTGAGTTTCTAAACACACCACCAAATGATTTTAGGTTAGTGTCATTATATGCTTCAATAGTTATTCTAATGTTCTCGGATAGTGTAGCTTTATCTGATGATGCTACATTAGGGTTAAACTTAAAATAAACTTCTAAGTCAATGTATGTGTAATCAGGGTCAACAAGAATAGGTGTAATTGATACTACGTTCTTTGGCTTAAGAATATTACCAATAATAATTTCTTTTTCGGTATCTGTTAATACTTCTCTTGCTTTAGGTTTAATCGATACATATACTTTACCATAGTCTGGTGGAATATTATCTTCACCACCCCATACAGTAAGTGTATCAATATCTCCCCAAGAGTTTTGAATAATACCTTTATAATCATCTGGTGTTACGGCTCTATTTTGAGCAGTAAAAGCAAGTGGTGCAGAGAATCTAATTGATTCAGTCGATTCAGCACTAGCACCACCAGATGCATTTTGTATTGTTGTTATGGATACATTAGTGTTACCTTCAATAGTATCATTTAACGAGAAGATTGAAGCGCCATTAATATCACCTGGGCCAACAACTAAATAATTAATTTTAATAATATTACCTGCATCTAATTGAGTACCAATAATACCATCACCAAATTTAATTTCATAAAACCCATCTCTTGATTCTTCCAAGAAATATACATTTGATTCAGCAGTAATATTTGTAATATTATTAGACTTAGTAAATGTAGTGGACTCAGTAGACGTAGATGATTCATAAATATCTACAATTAACGAATCTGTGTTTACATTATCACTTGTAATTGTATATGAATCAAAGTTTGATGGATCATATAGATATGATCTATTGGCGAGAACACCTTGCTCTAATTTAACATTTTTAAATATGTATTTACCTGAATCATGTTCACCATACGCCGTTGTCATTGTCTCTGAAACAATTAAATTATATGATATAGAATTAATAATCGTTGTGAATACTGTACCACGATTTATAGTCGCGGGAAGATTATTACCATCAATATATAGACCGGTTGGTGAAACTAATTCAACATCAATATATGCTACAGCAGGTGATGTTGATCTTGGTGTATAACCAAGTAACTTAGCATGTGACACAACAGATTGTCTAAGTTGTGCTGTATCTAAAAATGTTTCATTAAGAGCAAAGTTAGCATTAACTGAGTTAATATGCGTGATGTATGATAACACATCAATCACTGTATTCATTGCAGAGCCTTCAAAATTATAATCTGCAAATGCACCAGGCTGGTCCTGCATATATGTAATTAAGTTACTCTTTAATGTATTAAAATCTAATTCTGATGCATTAATTCTTCTGTCTTGTGCCATTATCTTAGTCTCTCTAATGATGTTGCGATATTAGTAATCTGGTTTGTCGATATAATTTTAACAACAACTGTTATTGCTATTTTATTTAGGTCTGGTTTATTATTAACCTTAACATTTAATACTTCCACCCTAGGTTCAAAGTTAGTAATTGCCTCTTTAATACTATCAGTAATAGCAATTGATGTTATTAAACCATTATTTTCAAATAAGTATTGTCTTAGGTTAGCCCCAAACAAAGGTTGGAATACTTTCTCACCATGATTGGTATTTAGAATATGTAGCAC